GGTAATCCCACCACTCGAGCTTAACCCAAACTGCACCATCGCGCACACGCATTGCACGGTTTAGCACGCGCTTGGCCAGCGTGCGGGCTGCTAGCAACGGGAGCCCACGGGTGTGCAGCTCCCACAGATTGTCGTTCACGCTCTGAATGATCCCGTCAAACCACACATAGTTGGTTTTGTACCAATTGCCACTACACAGCTGTGCAACTGTGGCTGCCAGCGGGCGTATCGGCACACAGTCGTCCACAAGCATGCGTTGCAGATACTCGTGACTGCCGAGCCCGGCGAGCTGCTTCTCAGCCTTAAGCTGGAAGCCTGCGGCCGTGTGTGCAGCCAGGTAGTACAGCGCCTCCACCCAGGTTGCAAACTGTGTGTCCTCATCATCCCCAGTGTACGCCGGGTAGATCAGCTCACAATGACCCAACATCTCGCGGACCGCATCGCGCATTAGCGAGCTGTAAGCCGCGTGGAGCATAGAGTTATCCCTGGCTGTGTTGCGGTCACCAGAGTACAGCCCACCATAGAACCGCGACAATACCCCTGTGACGGGATGCCGGGTCCACGAGTTTAGGTGGCCGGCAGCGCTCCAATCAGCACAAGCTGCCTTGGTGGCCAGCAGCTGCGCTGTGTTATGCCCGGACTTCCAGGCCCGCCCCCACGCATAATCTAGCTCGGCCAGAGCCACGTGCTCATGATCACTATTGAAATCGCTGTAGTCAAGCGATATGTTGAAATGCCCGAGGTGCCTGCCCAGGATGTGGTTGCGGACCCAGATCGCCACATCGATTGGGGACTGCTGTGCATAGATCCCGTCAAAGTTAATGTACTTCTCTACGGCGACCGACGCATAGCTTGATATGGTGAATGACACGTCATCCTGCGCGTAGAGCGCACGCTGCTTACCCCCAGGCTCATACTTGGTGCTTGCCCGCAGTAGCTTATATGGTTTGACTGTGAGCAGCTGGTCAGGCAGGCAATCGGCCACGGAAGCCATAAGCGAGTGTTTGCCAGCACGTGCGCCGCTCCCCAATTGGAACCCAGCATCACGCAGTCCTTGTTCTATGCCGCGGTGGGAGCTACTGCTGCCAGCTGGTGCCCACTTAGCCCGTGCTGCCCACCAGTCTGCCCACGAGTCCAGATTAGCAGCAGCTGTGATGTCATCAACGGCCCGGGAGGCCAGCTGATCAAGCCTGGCCCGTAGC